GCAGTTGCACCCATTTTTGACTCAAATGCAAGCGATACTGATTCGCCAGTAGGCATAATGGAAGCGAATGTTGCTCCTGCACTACCTCTAAAATTTAACTCAAAGTCTGCCGCCGCATCATTTGTTCTTAATTCAGCATTTTGTTCTAATACACTAAAATTAATTACGCCCGTAGCAGAGGTTGTAGAAACATTTATTTTTTCTCTAAGACTGGCGTTAAAAATTTTATTAGTAATAGTCGCACTGGCACTTTCAGAAACTAATGTTGAGTTACCGCCTTTTGGTAATAAATTAGTATTAGTTATATTAAGAGAGTGTGGTTGCGCTTTTAAAGTTTGTCCGTGACTATTAGCATGACAGTTTAATTTTATCTGCCCTTCTGTATCTGAACCATTACCTCTAATTTCTACAATTTGTGTAGCAGGGTCTACTGTTAAATTACCCGAAGCGTTTTTTAAATCGCCTTCTACATTAAACGTGCCTCCCACAGAACCGTTACCTGATACATCTAACGTACCGTTAGCAGATAACTTAGTAGTAACTGTTAAATCCGTTACTTCTGCAGTATTTAAACCTGTAATCGCATCTACTACGCCAGACCCTGTGCTATACACTATCGCTGATCTACCATTAGGGACGGTGACTTGTGATCCTGAAGAGTTTTTTATTCCTACATCAGTGGCTAAAGTATTATTAATTATGTAGTTTTTTTCTATATCAGGAACGGTAAGAGTTATCCCTGCAGATCCTGTACCAGTTAGATTGAGGCGTAAATGCCTAGCCACTTGAGTGGCATTACTGTCTGTCAAAGAAAGAGTGAGGCTATCCTGAGAAAAAGCAACATCTGCGGATTCACAAATAGCTTCTTCTATGGCAGTGCCTAAGTTTGTATTCGTAATTGTACCCCAAGTTCCAGAGTTATCTCCGGTTCCCATGAGTTGTATTTTTAAATTTGAATATGATGAAGCCATTTTATTCTCCTATGCTGCTTCTTTAATTTCTCCCCAATCGGGTGTTTGTGTTGTGTCTATTTGCCCCCATACTAAATTATTACCTAAACTCATAGCAGAGGATACTCCAGTTACATTTGTAGTAGCGTTAGCTTCTGCTGATACACTACCTAAACTACTCGTTGCAGATAGCCCGGTTGCAGAGACTATATTATTTAAAGCTACAGATATTGAACCTAAACCAACTGTTGCGCTAAAACCAGTAACGCTTAGATTATTATTACTGACTACTTCTTCTTCACCTACAAACTTTAATCCTATGACACCGGATAGACCACTTACATTTGCATCTGCGTTAACAAACGTAGACCCCACAGCTCCTGTCATGCTAATGTCAGGTTCAGTTATTGATGCGTTCCAACCACCGTCACCCCAAGCCGCTCTACCCCACCCGTTTGCAACGGCTTGTCTTGCTACATTAACATTTACATCAGCCATTTTAAGCTATTCTAATTATAGCTGCAGCACTCGTATTCGCTGGAAATATTACACTAAAATCACCTGAAGTGGATGTTTTTGTACCTCCAAAATCTAACACACATACGGCAGGGTTAGTTAAAGAAGCTCCAGTGTTTGAATTTGTAGAAGGCGTACTGTTATAAATTAAACACCCCGCCGCATTTATAGTGACGTTAGTAAATGTTAAATCAGAGAAATCTACAAACCCCGTAGAATCCCCTATAGTAACACCTAAATTTACAAGAGCAGAACCACCTGAAGTAGTTCCAGTGGATTCACTACTTGTTGTAAAAGATGTAGTGCCAGCACTTAAAGTAGCTGCTGCAGAATACAACGCTAATTTAAAAACGTCCGATGTAGCAGATGCGTCAGGTCTAAAATCGTGAACACCCAATAATACTTCTGCTTTAAAAGATGTACACATTGCTTGTGTAATAGCCATTTTTTACTCCTCTAGTAATTTAATTAGTTCAGGATATCCCATCTCTCTAAACCTATGAGCTAAGGTTGTATTATGGCTCCTGACCATTTCTTTCATATATTGCACTAAAACTTTTCGTATATCTTTTTTAAAAGCTTCAGCTTGCGCTCTAACTGCAGGGTGTGAATCACTACCGACAGCTATTATCTTATTTAATGCTCTTTCAGCAACTTCCTCAGTATTAAAACCTCTACGAGAAGTTGTCATAACTTTTACTCCACCACCTAACAATACTGATGTGCTATTACCAATCATTGTACCCCCAACCTAACTTGTTTAGTTCTATACATATCTTGACGATTCTTACCTTCACTTAATTGTTTCAGTAACGCCATAGACTCATTATACCTCTGCACATAGCTTTGGTAACTGTCTGCCTCACCTTTCATAAATATGTGTGCTTCTATCAAAGCGCCATAAAGTAAAACAGAATCAAAGTTATCACCCAACCAAGAAGTACTGCTTGTAACAATAGATGGTGGATAATAAAAATAGTGAAGTTCAGTAGAATAATTTGCGTCTGGAGTCGGTCCCAATATATAAGAATTTTGGTCAAACAACGCATAGTGCGTAGGTTGCCCTGTGGTAGAAGGGTTCGGGAAAGCCTCACGAATAAAATTAACATCTTTATTCAACAAATAACTATAGTTTCCAGAAGAATCAATAACCGCTAAAGAAAAGTTAGCAAGCCAATCCGTTGGAACTGTAAGATACTGATTACCTGTAGTCATACCCCCTGTCACATTTTTCCTAAGATCTAATATCTGAACAGAGTTAAAAACTTTTTGTTCTGCTTGGTCTATAAATGTATTAATCTGCTCGGTGCTTGTAAGAGTAATTGTATTTCCACCACTATCTGTAAAAGAAGTATCAGGAAAGTCATTCTCACAATAACCTTTTATAGTTTCAAATAATTGACTATAGTTCATTATCCAAGTTTCTTAGAAGAGTTTGTACCTTTTGTAGCAGCACCTGTCCCTCTTGTTTTAACTGTTTGAGTGTTTGCTACATTGTTTGGATACCCATCTTGCTTTGGTACAGGCATATCCATAGGTTGTTTAAATTTTCCGGTGTCTTTCATAAGTTCTCCTGATTTATTTAATACCCACCTCCGCTATCACCACTGTCTCCGCTATCACCACTGTCTCCGCTATCACTACTATCACTACTATCACTACTAGATTCGGTGCTAGAAACCGCATCTCCTCCTATAGTAATTGTGCCTACACTTCCAGATATTAACAAATTATTTATTAGATCCAAATTAAAAGGATTGCTAAAACCTACAGGGTCAAACCCATACTGATAACTTCTGGAATCTGATTCTGCAAATCGTGTTAAATCTGGTCGTGGGTTCCTCAGAGCTTGAGGGTCGTTTACAGGAAACATGCCGAGTTGTAATTGTGGCTGATCCTGCTCAAAACACTCTGGGCATACCAGAATATTAACACTTTTTGTCTTTATTGTAAGCTGTTTTAATTCCTTTAATTTATACCTAAATCCACATCTATCGCACTCTGCGATAGCTCTTTTGCCTCTTGCATAGTTAGATCCCATATCAATATAAAAACTCTCTCGGTGCTAATCGCAAAGGAGCCTTCTCTCTATCTTCACTAGAAGCTATCATCCACTGCTCTTCATAGTCTTGTTTTAACATCTGTATTCTGTCAGTTGCTTCTGGTATTTTTAAAGAAAGATAATACGCTAATCCTGATACCAAGCAAGGCAACATTCTAAACGGTATGTCTGGTGTGTTAACACCATTACCTGCATCTTGTATTCTTCTCATTCTAAAGTACACAAGAGTATAAAAATTACTTTGATCTGGAGTCGGCCATACTTTTACTTGAGGGGTTTGAACAACACCGGAAGAATTAGTATCCCCAGACTTTCTGTCAATAAATATCTGTATGGGTCGGCCTGTCGCATTTTTATTCGGTATTGTTGCATATGTACTTACAGATATACGGCTAATTGTTAGGTCTTGTTGATTTGTACCTGAACCTGTTCTTACCTGATGCTCTAATAAATCTATAGTGTCTACGGGGAGGTCATACGTAATAGTGCCTTGAGTCAAAGGTATAGTTCCCTCTTCTATTGTCCACAAGTTTATACCTCGGTTAGCCCAATCAATAGTTAATAAATTTAAAGAACGTCTGGCTGTTTTAAGGTCATATCCAGTACGCATCTCGGTTCCACATCGTGAAAACGCTTCTTCCGCTAATTCATTAAGATCTAAATTAAAACTTGTTGTGTCTGTAGTAGCCATTATTTCTTTGCTTTCACGCTATTTATATATTTTCTGTAAACACCAGCAGCATCTTTTTTACCCATAACTCTGGCTCTTTGCTCCATAGCGATAGCGGCTTGTATCTTATGCGCCTTTGATCTACCGCTATTTCTAATCTTACTTACACTTTTTACTGCATCGTCTCGTGTGGCAAACTTTAATCCTTTTATCGTACCCTTGGGGTTCTCATCCGTATATAAATCAGAATGTTTCTTAGACCTTGCGGGTTGACCGGGTTTTCTTGGTATTCTTGGATTTGATTTCCGCACGTTTCTTTCTTCCTTGGCAATGCGCCCTTTGACTAAACCCTTTTGGATTTTTACAGTCAATAGAGCGCTTGTACTTTTTACTCCACACTACTTATCTTTTTTAGATAGTATATCTTTCCACCAATCTAAACTTGTTGCACAGTGGTCTATAACTGCTTTAGCAGCACGAGAATTAAAATCTATAGCGCTTTTTGCTTGCTCAATACCGTATTTCTGAGCTTGTTGTAATGTATTAAAAATAACTTCCATAGTAGTCTCCTTTAATTAAGATTTATCATATAGTAAAGTTTTGTTTCTTTCTTTTTCTAACTCTTCTATCCTATTTTTTAATTCTTTTATTTCTTTGTCTCGACCATCTAGTTTTAAAATTAAACTGTGTGTTGTTTCAGTCATTAATTCAAAATACTTTAGCTGATGCTGAGTTCGATCACGAAGATCGTTTTTCATTATTTCATATAATCTTTCAGACGCTTCAAGCTGCTTTTGTATAAAACTAAACTTTCCTTCCACCCTTAGTCCCTTTCTTTTTTTTCAAAATAGTTTTTACGTTTGTGGGTTTTCCACCCGGATTACCTGCTGCCCTTTTTCTTTGAACAGCAGACTTGCGTTGTGCCGCAGTCATGGATTTAGCTTTTGACCTAGGTACACATTTTGGATATGCTCGCTTACTATCTCCTTTTGCAGACTTGCGTCCACAGGCTTGGTATTTACCTTTCTTTTTAGGCGCACCTATATCAACCCAGTCGCCTTTTTTACCTTTACCAAACCATTCTTTTAGAGACATTATCTATACCCTCCACCCCTTTTCTTGTACTCACGTACTATGTACCCTGAAGCATAAGCGCTTGGAAAAACCTTAAATTTTCTTTTTGCTTCAGCTTTTACACGAGCGTATAAAGATGGGTTTGTGGGTTTAGCCCCTGATTTCTTTTTAGTAGTTTTTTTCTTTTTAACAGCCATTATACTTTTCTTCCTCTTGTCTTACCTCTTTTCGCAATACCATCAGCTCTGGTTACTTTTGTACCACCGCTAACGCCACCCTTTGTACCACCTTTGGTTGCAACACCACCAGCTTTATAGCCTTTAGCCATCATACCACCAGCTTTATAACCTTTAGCCATACCACCACCAGCCATTTTCATACCCTTCATACCCTTCATAGGTTCGGCGCCCTTAGCCATTACTGCACCGCCTTTTGCCATCTTAACAGAACCGCCTTTAGCCATTATTGCGCCGCCTTTAGCCATTCCTTTAGCTGCCATACCACCTTTAGCCATTACTGCACCGCCTTTAGCCATTCCTTTAGCTGCCATACCACCTTTAGCCATTTTAATAGCGCCACCTTTAGCTGCTTTTTTTAAATCTCCCGCTCCCTTACCATCCATAGCGAAACTTGGGACCATTTTACCTGTTTTTGGATCTCTAATCATAGGCATTTTAGCCATCTTCATCTCCTTTGTATAAATTATTAAATGTTATTTCTGGATCCATGTACGAATCATCTTGCTCCGCACAATGCGTATGTTGGCTGGGTCTGAAATCAGGTGCGCCTTCACCTGTAACCCAAAGAGCAGGGCTTGTAACTCTAACTCTATTGTTGGGTAATGCAACCATGTTGCCCTTCCAAGGTCCGTCTGTTAACACCATAACGTGACTCTGCTTATGTTGGGCTGGACAGTCTGCGATTTCACTTCTGGTGTAGTCAACTGTAAATAAATATCTCGATGTATGAAACTCCCCGGCGATCTTACATAACCATGGGCTAGGCTTACACCTGTCAAAGGACACAATGGAGTGGTAATGCGATGGACAGTCCCACGGCTGTGCGAGGTGGGTTTCCATTCTTTCCGGCCACTCATCCAATGGGATGTCGCCACATAAGGCTGTGATTGGCATCCTTGCCCACATTGCTCCGCCATGAGGTCCGACTTCTTCTCCGTCTTCCTCACACCCAGTAAAGATGATTTGGAAACTGAGGCATCGGTCTGGCATTGTTGTGACTGCGACTGCCAAGCCATGTATGAACTCCCCGTGATATTTTTGATGTCCATGTGTAAATTCTTTTCTAATCCAAACCTTTGTATACGGAATGTTACTAATTAAATATGCCACCCTAAACCTCCTTTATCTCATCTTACATTTAGTCTTGCCTTTTTTAACAATACCATCACCTCTAAATTTTCTGGTTGTTTTTTTCTTAGCTTTTACTTTACCTCCGGCTTTCATGCCTCCACTTTGAGCTTTTGATTTACCTCTAACCCGTGCATAGCCGTCTTCTAATTCCCCCCTAATTTTTTTCTTAAACTCATCTGTAAGATCTTTATCTTTTTCATAACGTTTCATAAAAGCATCAATCTCAGCCTTGTCTTTTTTTGACATTGTTTTCTTTGCTTCATCATCAGGGTACAGCTTTGGGAATTTTGCTTGCATTCTTTTTTCTATAAACTCATCCATCTTTCCTGCAGCGGGTATAGCGTCAACACTTAAAAGACGTTTTTTTTCTTTTTGATTCATTACTTTCCCCAAAAAATTTGTTGTATTGCAATAATAAAAGCAGTTACAGCGCTTCCTGCGCCTGCTGCCCACATCAATGTTTTCCAACCACCCCTAGCCTCTGATAATACTTTGTGAATCTCTGCAAGAGATTTTTTAATTTCTTCTATATCAGCTTTCATATCCTCTACGTCAGAATGAAGGTGTTTTATCTCATTTGCCTGAACAGCAACTTCACTTTTAATATCACCTCTGAAGATTTTCTGTATCTCTTCTTTTTCCATTAACACTTCCACCTTCTTCTAGCTTGCCGTAAACGGCTATTAGGGTCTTTTGCTGCTTTGGGGAATTGTTTCATTTGTCCTGCAGAACGAGCGCAGAATGACTTACGCCTTTTTGCGTCTTTAGAACCTTTTTTAACTTTACCTGTAACAGCAGTTTTTAATTTAGAACCGGGATTAGCTCTGCGGTATGCAGCCACACCTTTTTTAGTCATGCCCGCACCTTGTTTAGTCGGGCGAAAATTACCCGACTTCACAGAGGTTTTAATCCCCATTCCTTTTCGTTTTTTCTTCTCGACCATTATTAGGTCTCGCCGCCACCTACATAGAATACGGTTACGCTGGTTATTGCAGCAGTATTGCTGTTAGTTAAGTGCATACCAGAATCAAACAATATACCGTTATCAGGTATGAAAACATCTTCCGTGCCAATCGCACTAGAAGAAGTTAATTGTAGTAAGGTAGTTCCCGTAGCAGTATCACCATTGCTGAGAGTTATATCAGCACTAGCGTTATGCACATACTGAATACCTTGTATTCTGGTTCTACCACTAATCTTTTGACCCGTATCCTTTGTAGTAAGAGCTTTTACGTCAGATGCAAAACTCATGTCTTACTCCTTTAAGAATCGGTTACGTCTAGATTAGTATCTTGTAAATATTTAACAGTTACGTCAGCAATGCCCTCTGTTCCAGTTGCCGTGGCTATTGGATTAAATGTAGCGATTACCGTGCGATCAACAGTTCCTATATTAATAGAAGCGGTAGCCATACCTGTGCTGTATGTTAAAGCTGCGGCTTTAGCGTTTGTCCCGTTTAATAAAGCTGTTGTTGCTCCTGAAAACCCTACTGAAACCGTAGCTGCTGAAGGGGAGTTTGAAGCTTCCACAACGTTTAACATCACTTCTGTAATTTTAGAATTTGCTGGGATAACACCAACTGTGGTTGTAGCGGTCGTGCCAGTAATATCAATTACTGCTGACTGAGCCATTAGTACAAAACCAACGTTATTTACGTCAGTTCCTACAGTCGTGCCTGTTGTGTCTTTGATTGTTCCGGCCTTAACTGGACCAGAAAAGGTAGTTGTACCCATTTATTTCTCCTGTGTAGTAGCACATATACACACTTTCTCTACTATGTCTGCTAGGTCAGTTAAGTGTGTAGATTAACCCTAGATATTTACTTCTTATACCATTAAAATACATCAAATGCAACACAACAAATTATCATGAGAGTTAACTCTTTAGATTTAAACCAAAAACAAGTAAATCAACTAATCTTCTTACAAAAACTGTCTCTACCTGCTGATGACCCAGTTACACCGTCTGAAGAACCAGAAGGAGAATGGTTTTTAGTATATGAAAACAAAATACTAATAGCTTTTGGTTTAATTACTCCATCAAGACAATGGTTAGATACAGCATATTTATCTCGCTGCTGTGTGCATCCAGATAATAGAGGTTTGGGTATACAAAAATCACTAATTCGTAGAAGAGAACGATTTAGTAGAAAAAAAGGACATACATGGATTATAACGGATACATCAACTGACAATCCTGCATCCAGTAATTCCTTAATACGATGTAAGTACAAAATAATATATCCAAGCTCCCCTTGGGGTAATGAAAATTCAATCTATTGGGCTAAAAGACTATGACAGATGATGAAAAAAGAAAACAGTATAAAAGAAACCACTACCTAAAAAATAAAGATACATATCTTAGGAGAAATAAAGAAAGAAAAAAAAGACTGAAAAAACAGTGGTTAGAATTTAAAGAATCTTTATCTTGTGAAATATGTGGAGAAAGACACATATCCACTATAGATTTTCATCATATAAAAAGAAGTAAAGATAATAGGCCAGTTAATAAATTAGTGTCAAATCACAATTTCAAAGAAGCCTATGAAGAAATAAAAAAGTGTATGGTGTTGTGCGCTAACTGTCATAGAAAGCTTCACCATCAAGAAAGAGTAGATAAGAAAAAGAAAAAGGGAGCAAAACGCTCCCTTTCCCAAGTGAAAACTTCTTACGAAGCTCCCGGAGAACCAAACATACCCAAAGGATCAGATACGCCAAATGAATAGCGCTCACGAGCCTTGTAACGTACGTTACCTGTATCAAAGTCTCCGTCCATAGAAGTCGCCATAGGCGCACGAACAAAGTGCTTCAATCCATTAGGTACATCAGTTGTTAAGAAGAAAGCGTTAGTATCAGTTAGATAATGATTAACTGTGTAACCCTCTGGAATAGCTCCAGTTGTCACAATAGCGTTAATATCGTTATCTGCTGTTCCTACTCTCTGCTGTGTTTCAAGTATACGTGTTGCCACGAACTGAAGTGCAGGAGGGATAATTAGCTTTCTTGGTTTAGCTGCAATTAACAAACCACGCTCGTCTGTCCAAGCTGCAATTTGAATTACCGCATCTTCAAGAGATGTTTCATTTAAGTCTGCGCCTGTTGTAGGACGGTTGCTGTTTGTTCCACCAGAAACTAGTGGGTGGTCAGTTGCAAACAATACTTTTCCGTCACCATAGGTAGGATTACCTGTTCCAGTAAAGCCTTTGTTTAAAACTGCAGCAGCTTTAACCTGCTTTGTGTAAGCCATAGCACGAGCCAAAGCCTTTGTATAACGAGCGCCAAGACTATCATAAAGATTATCTTCAGAAGCCTCTTCGGTTATCGCAAAGCCCATAGCAACAGTTTCGTGCGTATAGCGAGCTGTAAATGCTTCTTGTGCGTTATCGTATTCGATAGCTGCGCCTTCAGATTTTACTGGGGCTGCTCCAAAGCCAGAAAGCTTTGTCTCTTCTTCAAACGAACGCTCAGAAGTCTCTTGCTCATAGATCTCCTTATGCTCTTCACCATATTTGGCATACTCTAAACCAAACAAAGCATTTAAGCCGGGAAGGAGTTCTTTTAGTAATTGTGATCTTGAAATCGCCATTTAAAAATCTCCTTATATGCCTAATGAGTTGTCATACGAGTGTACGCCAACGTTGAACTTAACGATAAACTCAGGATAAGCTTCGCTTTCAGTACCTCTAACTACATCAACAACTCTCACTGCGAATGTATTAGTAGTTAGTAAACCAGCACCATTAGTGCCTACAAGAAGGTTCACTCCTGAATTACCAGTTGTTGTACTTCCAGAAGAGAAGTTACCTAATTGAGCATTTTTACCAATCGCTCCCGGAAACCCTGATCCGTCTGTACCACTGTTGAATGTACCTAAAGCAGCACTTCCAACAACTCTGTACAACTGACGTGGTTCATCATTAACAAAAATATGGACATCAGAAAACCCACCTGTAATAGAATTAACAGGTAGGAACTGGGCGAATTGCTGAACGCCATTAGCATCAACATATCTACAACCCGTCATAACACCCATAGTACCAGCTTGTGCGTCAGCACCAGCATTAATATCTTCGGCTGTAGGAGTAGCAGTTAAAGCAGCAGGTTGCCCTGCAGTTGTTAATGCAATGAGATCACCAGCGAACATAGCGGCACTGTTATTGGAAGCAACTTTATACTCCCTCATAGCTCCGCCATTGTAGGGTGCGCCACCAATCAAATTGACTGGTACTAACCCTTTATATGCAGCAGTGGTTGCCATCTAATTTCTCCAATTAAAAATTATTTACCTTTTCCAAAAGACACCGTGGATTTGTGTTCCTTAAATATCGGCGCTCTTGGGTCGCTTTGTCGCATAAGATTATTATCTACAGACTGCATTTGTTGGTCAGCTTTCTCTAAATAATAGTCATTACGCTGTTTAGCAAGCTCTGTAGGAATTTTACAAAGTACAAGTCCGCCTATTTCTATACAACCGGGATATCTGGAATTAGAGTCAGCCACTATTTTCATATGTGGTTGCTCTTCTGCTTTAACCATTTCATACCCTTCTCTAAGAGCCATAGATATGTTTCTAGGATCAGGATCGTTTAATATAGCTATTCTTTTCCATTGATAGTTAAATCCGGGTAACGGAATAACTTCCGGTAACGTAGAAGGAGGTTTCCAAGTTTTTGGTCTTTCCTTTGAAGCTCTGTTTTGTAATTCACGAGATAATCTGTTTTCAGCCATTTCTATTCTCCAATTTAATCATTTCTTTAGCATATTGCTCTGGCGACAACCCCAACTTTTTCGCTAAATTTACTTGTGACGTTGTCAATCGTATCTTCTTTGATGAAGTTGTTCGTGTTACTGGAGCAACTACTGCCGCAGGTTTTGATTTAGTAGGTTCTCTCGTTTCTACTTCTTCAACGTCGAAATGCTCTGGAAACCTTTTTCTCATGGTTTCGTCAATTCGTTTATAGTATTCGTCTGTTGTTGCGTAAGAACTGCCGTTTTGTCTTACCAACTTTTCATGTAACCCCAACGCAAGGCTCGTCATTTCTTCGTCTTGTCCGAACCAGTCATTTTGTTTCTGCCATTCCACAGCCTTTGCGTCAGGTGGTAGAGCAGCGGGTGTATCTTTATCTTCTTGTTTTACATCATTTTCTTTATTTTGTAAAGAAGTTTTGTATTGATTTACTTTTTCTTTTTTATATGTAGCTTCGCTTATCTTTTGCTGGGCTTCTGTCATCTTGTCAGTATCGCCATCATCATGAGCAGTTTTATAAGCTTGTTTCGCAGCTAACAATTCATAATCAGCAGCAGACTCAATAGCTTTCAAGTACTCTGTCTGGTTATTTTCAGAATTTGCTTTTAGTTGCTTATTCTCTTCTCTTAACTTTTGAGCTGCTCTTATAGCTTCTGCATTCTCTCTTGCTATCCGCTCTTTTTCACGACGCTCATCGTGCCAGACTTTTTTGAGCTGATAAATCTTGTCTTTTACTTTGTCATCGTAATCATCAAGTTCATCAGACTCTAATTTATGGACTAACTCTTTGGGTAGATTTTTCCGGTTCTGATCCTCTTCAGGAGTATCATCCTCAATCTCTATCTCAACATCAGACGCCTTTGCCTCTAAAGCAGCTTCAGGTTTCTTAACATCCTCTTCGTTAGGTAAGTTTTGCTCTTCAGCCATTTTCATCTCCTATGCTCGTGATATTCCTCGTGGATCTTGTACTACCGCCTCCACGCTGTCGTCGTTAATTAATCGAAACTCTTTGCCATGTATTTTCACTCTGGTTCCTGAGTTTGGTCGGGCTAAAATAAAATCCCCCTCCTTACACCAAGGACCGCTTGGAAACCTATCTTTGTCTTGATAACAATCAGGTCCAAGTTTAATTACGAAAAATACAGTGCTAAGAACTTCTTCAAAATGCTTCGTAGTGTCAGCTTTTAATAGACCACTATCATACTTCTCCTCGGCATCAGGTACTGTACATAAAATGTGATACCCAGAAGGTTCTGGTAATTGTTTAGCTTTTTCTTCATTTTCAGTCGTCATCCTCGTATTCACCCTCTCTATTTGCTTCTTGCAGGTCTATTACGTGATTAATTGCGATGGCAAGACCTTTAACCATACCGCAAAACTTTTGATATTCTTCATAAGACTTAGCTGATCCGTCAGCCATATTATCTTTTATCTCTGATATTTCGTTTTCAAACTTCTCTAGTAATAACTCCAACCCATCCATTATTGTTTCTCCTCAGGTGGTGGGGGTTCTGTAGGTTGCTCTGTAGGCTGTTGATTTAAGGCCTGTTGTAATAATGTTTGTGCTATCGCATTATCAGCCTGATTCTCAATCTTTTGCTCTTCCACCAATGCTTTCACTACCTGACTAGATTGTTTTTCCTCTAGTTTAGCGTCATCTGTAGCTGCCTTTGCCAGTGTATTAAGCTGGGCTTGTCGTTCTTGAGAAGCAATTCTTTCTTGCTCCACAGCAATCTGAGCTTGTTTAAGAGCAATATCTGCCTGATCTTTCTGAGCCTTACGCATAGCATCTTGAGCTTTAAGTTGTAGCTCTTGCTGTTGCATCTGGATAATAGGATCTTGTGCCTGTTGCTGTGCTTTTTGTTGAGCAACCTGTGCCATGTTGTTTTGAGACAACTGACTGGAAGCCTGAGCTATAAGTCTTGATACCTCTAATTCCATATCCTCTGGTAAATCTGAGTCTGGTTTTGGTAAAGGAGCGCCCACTCGCTTCTCAATATCCATCCTATATTTAAATCCAAGATGTTCTGCTACATGCGCCTGTATATTTGTTGCTATGAGTTTAGCCTTAGGGTTCTGAGCAAGAAGTTGTCCTACGATAGGATCGTTTAAAAAATTCATGTGTGACAATATATGTGCGTCATGATCCTGATACATAAATGCCTTCATAGGCTTAACTTTCAATGCGTTCATATTCTCTGTCAAAGGATCTTTTGGTTTTTGATCATCTTCAAGAGGCACAAGCTTTGCAGCATCTTTAATCCCTAATACATCTAACATCTGTCTATGGAGACGGGGTAAATCATAAATCTGCGGCGCAGCCTGTGCCATTTGCATAACAGCCTGATACTGCACTACTTTTTGAGCCATTGTAGAAGAATTAGGATCAGATATAGGTAACACCTCTACCATGTCATAGTCTGACCTCTTTACTACAGGTGAAGCAGTCTCAGGTTTGTAATTATATTTATCCGGTGTGTAGTCTCTAATTATCTCTTTGAGTAATTTAAACTCCTGACGCATAGAGTAGTGAACTCTAGCCTGTACGGCAGACATAACTTTTAACGCTCTCTCCAATATAGCTAGGGTTGTCCCTACAGGACTTTGCGCTGACATATCAGATATCTTTAAATCTGCTGCGCTGGCGAATCTTCTGCCCTCATCAACAATCGTACCCAATAGACTATATAACACCTGACTTGGCTCTTTGTATGGGAGCGGCATAATATTGTCTTTTATTGAACCACTTGGTACATCCACATCTCTAAACTCTGCTGGACTAATTGGTGTATCATCACCTTTTACTCGTAGACCTTTAGTTTTAAATCCACCGGGTAAGTTAGATAACGTACCTGCGTCAACAAGTTGTCGTATGAGTGAAGTGCCTGATTTAGCAAAAGCTCCTACTAGATGTATTAAACCAAAATGATAAAAACCAAACCCTGGGACATACCCATAATGAACAAAATGGTTACGCTTTTTCTTAGCAGAATCGTCTGGTTGGTAATTTCTACGAATTGCAAGAATCGTGCCAGTGCCTTTTTCAAGGGTCACAACATATGGTAGAGCTATGCCTGTTGTTTTTCCATCTTTGTCTTTGTCTTCATATCCCGGCAAGTCTAAATCTACGTGCATCTCTAAGATTTTGTATCGGTCATCATGAGAAGCAGAGAATCCCATTTTTTCTGCGATTTTTTTCTCTACTTCATCTAAATAATCTGTTGGTTCTTCTAACTCGATGTCTCTATAAAATCCAGATACCTGTAATTTTTTTAAGTCATTTGGTGTCTTACGCATCACGTGAGTTACCCGCTCTGCTGTCTCTAAGTCAGATGCACCGTACGGTACAACAATATCTTCTGCTGGTATAAATATAGAAACTTGTCTTTCTAAGCTAGGATCGTAATAAACTTTTTTAAACGCATTACCAGATAAACCAAGACCCCACAACATTCTTTCATGTTCTGGTCTGTACTCAACCATCTTCTCAGTTAACTGAT